TCCTTCCACAAATATATCTATCAATTGAAAATGTAACCGATGCTCTCAGAATATCTGTTTGATCATAAGAAACAGAAATATCATTCAATGCTCTAGGAAACAATCCATAAAAAGTATATTCTAATTCAGCATTATAATCTCTATCGAATTTAATTATCTTTGTTTGATTTGATTTATATTCTTCAGGATACATCATTCTAATATAATATCCATCTCGTGATTGATCTTCACCAGAACCACTTGCCATATATTCTATCCAATGCTCAAAAAATTTAATAGTTCTATAATCACTATCTACCATAAACTCTGCATTAAGTTCAGTAAATATTCTACTATGAGCCATCTTTTCCTGAATACCCATGTAATTTCCATCAACCATAGTTGTAGCATTACTACTACCAGGAAGAGATACGTTACTGCAAAGTAATCCTGCTGTCTCGCCTATAAATCTATATCCAACATCTCTCACATTAAGATGCTGTCTCAATGCAGATGGTAATCCACCAAAAATAACTTGATAATGGGATGTCCCAGCTAGTTTTGATAGTGTTGGTTTAAAATCTGATATCCTACGAGGTTGTACCACTCTAAATATTTACTATTATGATTGTATTTATTTATGTCCTATAAAGGTAAGTATAAAGTGAGATGCCCCTATAAGTATAAAGGAGATCCAACTAAGGTTATTTACCGTTCTCTTTGGGAACTAAAATTCATGAGATATTGTGATTCTAATATCAATATCCTTGAATGGGGAAGTGAAGAAATGTACGTCTGGTATAGATCTCCAGTTGATAATCGTCCTCATAGATACTTTCCTGACTTCTATATTAAAGCAAAAGAAAGTAACGGACAAATTAAAAAATATATTATTGAAGTAAAACCACAAAAGCAAACCAAACCACCATCAAAACCCAAACGTCAAACTAGAGGTTATTTGCGTGAAGCATTTGAATATGCTAGAAATCAAGCAAAGTGGAAAGCAGCAAACGAATGGTGTATTGATAGAGGATTTGAATTTAAAGTACTCACAGAAAAAGAACTAGGAATTAAATGAGTCGCATATCAGGAGTTAAAGAAAATTTGACTGGAAAAGGTTCGTCTGATTTAATGATGGAACTAATGGAAGCATGTAATGAAACAGTCACACCTGTTCCTGATGTAGGAAAGTTTTATTTTTTTGTATATTCCCCTAAGACTCCTAACATACGTTACGATGAAAATCCTTTAGTTGCAGTGACTGATATTTTCGCATGGGGATTTCGTGGAATCAACTTTCATTGGGATAAACATAGAAATTATACATGGAATGAAGTAGTGGGACAACTCTATGAAGTATATGATGATGAACTAAATGAACTAGATTCAATTCCTTTCGCTAATTTCCGTCTAAATAGTTAACAATCATAAAAAAGGTCGATAATGGCAATGGGAACCTGGCGGGTTGATCCTGTCGAAAACAGAAAATTACAAGAATCTGCAGGTGCAAATGTAGTAGGAGAAGTATCCAACGTCAAGAATAGCAATACAAACTCAACCTCAATAGGAAAAGAAACACCTCAAAGTGGTGGTACTAAAAATAGTAAAGGAACTGTTAGTTTAAGATATCCAAATAATAGAATTGAAAATAGTACTGACTACCTAGAGATAAAAATTGTTGAGTATACTCCAAACTCAAAATTAAATGACTCAATGAAAAGTTCTCAATCAGAAGGAGCAGCAAAAAAAGAGGGTGGAACTGCTTCAACAGGAACTGAAGGAGGATTTACACAAAAACAAGAGTCTACCGTTATGGGTGCTTTAGGAAGTGGATCTCGAATGGAAACTGCCACTTCAAGAGCAAGAAAGGCAAAGACATTAGCATATATTACCTTACCTATTCCTCAAAACGTAGGTGATAGTAATTCAATTAATTATGACTCAGATACTTTAAACCCACTGAAAGCATTAGCTGCCAACCTTGCTATGACTGGAATGACAAATCCAGGTGCAATATTACAAAGAATGAAAGATATACAAGGATTTGGAACAATAGATGATACATTAAGGCAAGCAATTCTTGCTAAACTTGCTGGTTCTGCAGTAGGTGCTCCAAATTTAATGACTAGGGCAACTGGACAAGTATTAAATCCTAACATGGAAGTTGTATTTAAGGGTCCACAAATCAGACAATTTAGTTTCGACTTCCAATTTGCACCAAGAAGTATGAGTGAGGCACAACAAGTAAAACAAATCATACGAACAATGAAACAACATGCAATGCCAAAAGGTGATAGTGGTGGTGGTTTCTTTATTAAATCTCCAGATGTCTTTATGCTTGCATATAAAAAAGGTGGAGCACCTCATCCATTCTTAAATGTTATGAAACCAATGGCATTACAATCAATATCAATGAATTATACTGGATCAAATACTTACTCAACATTCCATGATGGAACACCAACTATTATGACAATGAAATTAAGTTTACAAGAATTAAATCCAATCTACTTCGAACATTATGATGAAGGAGAAGGACTACAAGGAGTTGGATTCTAATGAGTTACTTTAGAGAACTACCTGATTTAAACTATCAGTCCCCATTAAAAACAAAAACCTCTTCACGTTCATACGTAAGAGTTAAGAATCTTTTTAGAAGAGTTAAACTTCGTGATGATTTAAATAATGTCTTTACTCTATTCAACAAGTATCAAATTTCTGATGGTGCTAGACCTGATACAGTAGCAGAAGAACTTTATGGCAATCCTGAATTAGATTGGGTTGTATTATTAACTGCTGGTATTATTAACGTACACAATGAGTGGCCTCTATCATCAAGAGACATCTATAGATTTTCGGACAGTAAATATGGATTAAACTTGAATAATATACATCACTACCAAACAATAGAAGTTAAAGACTCTAAAGGTAGAGTAATACTTCCTGCTGGTAAGCATGTAGATTCTACATTTACAATGATAGATCCAGATTCAGCAACCTATGCAGATATAAATCCTGCACCAGTTGTAGGAGTATCAAACTACGAATATGAAGTAGGATTAAATGAAGAGAAGAGAAGTATATATGTACTAAAAAAGGAGTACTTACAGCAATACATGACGGATATGAAAAACATCATGCATTACGATAAGTCCTCCCAGTTTGTTAATAGAAGACTAGCTGAAACGGAAAATACTAGAAATACTTCCCCTTAATATCACTCCTCTGCTAACTTAGCAAAGTAGGATAGTGCATCATCATCTTCATCTGATGCAGCAGGTGTTGGTGTAGGTGCAGTCGCAGCAGCAACAAGTTGTTCTGCAGAACCACGTCCTTCACTTTCATCCTCAAAAGATTCATCTTCAACAGGACGTGCCTTGTTACCAAGAACATATCCAAGACGCTTCTTAAGATCTTCATAAGACTTGAACTGATCAGCAGCAACTAATTCAGCAAGAGAATACTCTTTCTTCCATAGTGCTTCAAGTGCGTCATCATCATCTAATAAAGGAGATGTTGCAGTGAACTCTGAAGAATCGTAGTTACGATATCCAGCAACGTTCTTTGCCTTCAACTTGAAGTTAGCACCTTGCCAGAAATCAAATGGATCAATTGCTTCCTCATCCTCAAACTCAGGTTGCATTGCTGCAGTAAGTTTGTCAAAGATTTTCTTACCAAACTTATACAAGAATACCTTCCCTTCGTTTTCAGGATTTGCTGGATCCTTCACAACATAGATATTGGCAATGTAAGTTAATTTACGCTTCTGCTTACGAGCAGTTTCTTTGCCAGCATCTGTACCATTGTTCCAGAGACTAGTATTATACTCAGAAACAGGATCCTTCTGACCAAGAGTAGTCAAAGAATTCTCTATGTACCAACCGCCAGGCCCTTGGAAGGCATGGGAGTATAATTTTACAAATGGTAGATCCTCACCATTGGGAGCAGGAAGAAAACGTATAACGGCATATCCATTGCCACTCTTGTCTACGTCTAATTTCCATATGCGGTCATCAGTAGAACCGCCAGTGTTATTCATTTTCTCAACTTCTTTTACCAGTTTTTGGGTAAGAGAGCCAAGTTTAGATTGTTTTTTTAAGTCTGCGAAAGACATTAAGATTACCTCGGATTAATTGGATTAATTGGATGTTTTGATTATAACAGAGATTGACTGATTAGTCAATATGATTTTCCAGATTTTCAATAGTACCTTTCATACCATCAAATAATATCTGAATATCAGTACCAGCAGGGAAACCCATAGTTTGTACTGATAGTTCCAATTGTTTTTTTAATTGGATTGCTTCAGGATCATCTGAAAGGGATAAACGTGTATACATTACACGTTGTTTTTCTAGAAGAGTTTTTAACTTATCAATATGGTCAAGTCTATCCTCACGGGAAAGCTCACCAAGATTCATCATTTTACTATAAATTTCTTTTTGTAATTGCTGAATATCGCTCAGTTCTTCCTGAACGAATTCTGAATCAAAGAAACTCAATTTCTCTCCACCTCCGTTTGAACTTCTGGTTCAATTGTTTCATCTTTGCTTTGTTCAATTTGTTCTAGAACATCTATAGCACCTAGAAGTTTAAGACGAGTTTCAGTTAATTGATTTAACTGTCCTGATACTTCTTCTAGTTGTTTTCTTAGATTTCCTAAAACTTCTGCATTTTCAAGAGCCATTAGTCACTACCTCCTTTAAGAGTTTTTTAAATTCAAATACATTAATATTTATGAAGGGTAAGTACTTCTTCAATTTTAAACTGACGGATTCCCACACTGGATCCTTTAACTTTTTATCAAAATCTTTTGCGAAAGAAAAGACTTTTTCCAGTATCGTAAGCGTTTCTAGCGAAATCTCTCCACCCAGATATCTTTTTAGGACTAATGGGTGTCCTTTCGAGCAATTGAACAGCTCTTCTAAGTCTGTCTCTGATAGTAAGTTCTCGGACTGCTCCTTGAAAATATAAGTCAAACTCTGTTTCCGTCTCATCCATTCGGCGTATGTTCTTTCGCCACTGTTGATTATCTCTCCAATCCATAGGTTTTGTGGGGTGTCAGCATTTACAAAATTAGCTAGAAGAAAGTCTAGCACTTCTTCATCAGAATATTTCCGTGAAGTTTTTTCAAACCAATACTTATCTTTCCTTTTATTAAAGGAAGTCATAGTAGCACGAGATTTACCACCATACTTAAAAAAGTCATACTTAGGATTAGTAAAATGACTCTTCATAGAAAGATAAGTTTGATAAGTCTCAAACGGTGTCACTTTCATTAAATAGGAAGTTTCGCCCTTGATGTTGGTTTCATAAAGTTAAGACGTGTTGCATCCCACTTTAGTTTTTCCTTTAAAGGCTTAGATATCAGTTTCGTTACTGATTCTACCTCAAGACTGTTAATTTCGCAATAGTGTACTATAGCATCAATGTAATTGAGTTCTTCAGTAGAAACAATCTTTTCAATTTCAATGGCAAATTTTTGAGGTGTTAAGAACTTACTCTCTATTGCCTTCTCTAATTCTTTACTAGGTTCCATAGAGTTCCAGTTTATCTCCAACAAACTTTCTAATATACTCCGTGAGAAGTTTGATGTACTTTGCTTTGTCAGTTTCTTCATAGACGACACATTCTCCATTTTCACAAGCCATAATAATTACAAGTTTTTTAATTGAAATATCTTTCATTTCATATAGCATACATCCATATGCCATTGCCTGAACAAAGTAATGTTCAACCCACTCCCGTGGTTTAGGTTTTTTAGATGTTTTAAAGTCTATTATCGCTAACTCGCCATCATATTCTGCAATACAATCAACTGTTCCAGCAATACCTAATTCTTTACTATATAGGGGACCTTCCAGAGCATATATATTGTCTATTTTATTAAGATTACCCTTAGCAATTTTAAATAAAAAATCAGAAATAGGAGGAACTTTAGGGAGTTCTTCATCATTCTTCAAATAATGCTCTGTAAGAGTATGCATATCAGTACCACGTTTGGTTGCTGCCTTAGTGATCTTATCTGCTTTTTCATTACCTACTTTTTTTCTCCAATTAATAAAGATCTCTTTATTAAAATGACTCGTTACCGAAGTAATAGAAACCATTTTAATAAGTTCATCTTCATCTGGAACTTTATAATAACGAACTCCATCTATATGCTCTCTTTCAAGAGGTTGGAGATTCAAATCAACATGATTAAACATTACATATTTTGTTCAAGTTTGGCAATAAGGTACTCTTTAACAAGTCCAGAACGAACTATATCTTCTATACCAAATTCAATTAAATCAAAAGAAGGCATAGAACGAATTATTTTCATAAAGTCAATAATTCCATTTCGTTCGTTTGTTTTCTGTAAGTCAGTTTGACTAGCATCTCCACAAAAGAAGATTTTACTGTTTTGACCTACTCTTGTTATTATACTATCAAGTTCGTGAAAATTCAAGTTTTGAAATTCATCAACTATAATAATTGAATTATCGAGTGTTGTTCCTCTCAAAAATGAGGTACTCCAAAACTTAATACTATCTTGTCCCTTTAGATTACCATATAACATTTCAAATTCTGAATCAGAAGACATCTGAAACATATACTTTACCATATGTTTATATGGAACTTGGTAAATATCAGATTTATCTTCATGATCACCAGGAAGGAATCCAATTTCTCTCGTAGCAACAAGAGATCGAACCATATATATTTTCTCATAAGGTGTATTCTCATCTAAAACTTCTTTAAGTGCGTTATAAAGAGTAATAAATGTTTTACCTGTTCCTGCTACACCATATGCAATAATATGCTTTCCTTCAGCATATGAATCACATAATACTTTCTGATTATCAGTGATGGGTTGTATATCAACTAGATAATCAGCATTTATTGGTTTTTTTCTTTTCATTTGTCTAGATTTTTTTTTAGACATCAATCAATCTTTAACTTATTAGCACCTGGTTGCTTTTGAGCTCTTTCTAATACTTCATTCCAACCTGGTTTTCCTCTAACAAGTTTTGCTTTCCAATCACCAACTTCTCCAACACCAGGCATTGTAGAAGGATCAGAATAATCTCTAGTCCAATCAGGATTATCTTTACACCATTGATCCCAATCGTGAACGCTCATCACGACTTCTTTTTGATCGCCAGTTTTAGTATTAACTACAGGATAAGTTGCCATAATTATAATGATGTGTAAAGGTATTTAGACCCATTCAAGGGCTTCTGAGACTGCAGGGAACTGTTCGGTAAACACTTTCCTACATGCTTCTGCAATTACCATATGCTCTTTCTGAGTACCATGTGCAGAACGTAGATTGATATAATGAATCCAAGAACGACATGAACCAGTCATATAGATCCTTGTAGGAGTTGCAAGAGGTAGTACCATTCTAGCACACTCTTTAGCAACTCCTTGTTCTAACATAGACTCATACAATGCTACAGCAGAATCAAATAATGTTTGTGTCTGTAACTGTAAATTCTGTTTTGTAAACTCATCCAAATCATCAGTAGAATTTTGACGATTCTTTAAATCTTGTCTTCTAAATTCAGGTAAAGGAATATTACCAAGTGCAGTACTGGCAGCATACCTTTGAGAGAACTCTTGATAAGTAAAGGTTCTATGTCTTAATATCTGTGCTGCTAATCCTCTTGTAGTATTAATTTCTACTGTCATATGTGCTTGCTCAAAAACAGACCAATGACCATGCTTAATACAATACCCTAAAAGTCCAGCAAACTTTTCATTGTCCTGATTCTTTGGATTAGAAACTCTAGCAACATATGCCATTGTTTTCTCCGCATCAGGAGTAACACTAATTAACTTTACTTCTTCAGTCATTGATAATATCCTGGATTGTAATCTGTTTTTAGTTTATTAGATTGACTCCAATCTTTATACTCTGGTTCAGGTTCATCAATAGAATGCTTAAAATGCTCTGTATCAAAGTATGAAGGTGGTAACGGTTCCACATTATCATATGGACCTGCCAATCTCCTTTTATGTTCTCTCTCATCCAGTACTTCATTGATAAGGATCTTTAATTCCTTAACCATTTCAGGAGTATGACATCTTCTTGGTGTAATCACAGCACGAGGAAGAATTGGATTCCCATTTTCATCGTGTGGATATATGTTATCAGTACATCCTTTTGTTGCGGGTCCACTTAACCCTTGTGTATCAATCTTATCCATAGTTAATCCGCATAACCATCATCGTCATCATACATTTCATCGTAGCTAGTTTCAGGAGAAGAGAATGCATCTGAATTCTTATAAGAACTCACATCTGAATGTACTTCAGATTCTAATGCATCTACAAGAGACTTTAGATTTCTAACAATAAGTTTTAATCTCTCTTTGTCCATAATATTCATTTTCCATATATTATAGTACAAAAAAAGAGGAGGGTCAATAGCCCCTCCTCTTTAACGTATATGTCAAGTAAGATATTCAAACAGCAGTAAGAACACGCTTGTGTCCTTCACTGTCAACGAGGAACTTTACACCACGGTAAACTTCTACGTGCTCTGCTGGTCTTACTGTCCTGTTAGGACGATTCTCGGTGTCATATGTGACACCACGATATGTGACTTGTGCCATTGGCTGTACCTAAAGGTAGGGTGGATAAGACCCCGTTCCTTCAGTCGGCTTTTGCGTCCTCCGAAGAGGATGAACGAATCCGTTCCGAGTCGGCTTACTTGCGCCCTGAATGTATCAGGGTGAACGATTGTGTTAATATTAACACATGCATACTATATAGTCAAGTAATTTTGTAATTTACGATACAGTTTCTATATTGTCCCTTCTCCAATACTTATCTTTAAATACCTTAAGTAGTTGTTTATTTTCTAAAGTTGTATTGGATTTCTCTATAAAATGACACAATGTTAGTGTCTGCCCCTTTGAAGGCTCTGTTGTTAACATAGTTTTTCATATGATTGTGATTAACTTTTATTTATACACGCAAAAAGACCCTACTACACTAGCAGTAGAGTCTCTCATTGTATAAAGTTCATGGATTAATCACAATCATATGAACGCAATTATTTATACCCTTATAAATAGGGGGTTTATAAATCGTCCACGTCTATTTTATCTGTACAAAGCATAGCCTCTGCTATTTCTTTGGCAGAAGCATTTTTCTCACACAATTTATGCATCCATATCCTTTCTTCTAAACTAACTTCACCATCTGTTGAGATCATTCTGCAACAAATATCTGTTAATTGTAAACGATAATTAGTACTTAGCATAGTCCATAGAAATAGTCTGTAATTCATTAAAAACATGTTCAATTGCTGCTGGTAAAATAGCATACTCCATTCTTTGAATGGCTTTTGTTAATGATTTAACATCATCATGAGGAAGAATAGGAACTTCTTTCTGAAGAATAATTTCTCCTCCATCTAATTCTTCATTGACATAATGAACAGTACATCCAGTGTACTCTTCACCTGCCTCCATTGCTTGTTCTACAGCATGTAACCCTTTATACTTAGGAAGTAATGAAGGATGAACATTAATGATAGGGGCAGGAAAAGCATCAGGATTTTTAATCACTCTCATATATCCAGCAAGAACTATAAGATCTACTCTCCATGCTTTAAAGAGTTCTATCATTTTATCTTCATCTTTATGCGGAACTCTTATATGAGGAATTCCAAATTTAGCTGCTCTTGCAATAGCACCACATTGTTTAGTGTTGTGTATCATTATCACAACTTCATTTGTACTACAAACAGGATTTGTAACTATGTTTTGAAAGTTGGTTCCGTTGCCAGAACACATAACACCAAGTCTCATAATACAGGATACTCCTCATTTCTTACGAATTCGGTTTTCATAGTCTCAAAGTCTTTCATCAATCGTTGAACTTGTTTCTTATCAAGACCTGCTAAATCTTCACAGTTCTCTAAACAACGATAGATACATTCCCTATCAGAAATGGGTGGAGAAATCTCCCATCCTTGCTCATTATAATACTTCTTACCCTTAGTGACTTGTGCCTCTACATGTCCAAGATCTTGTGTCTTGGAAGGGTTCTTATAATTATGCTTACTCATTGATAATAAGAAGGGTTATAATCTGTTTTTGATTTCTTGGATTGACTCCAAGGTTTATACTCTGGTTCAGGTTCATCAATAAGATGTTTGAAATGCTCTGTATCAAAGTATGATGGTGGTAATGGTTCCACATTATCATATGGGCCTTCTAATCTTCTCTTATATTCTCTCTCATCTAATACTTCATTGATAAGTATCTTCAACTCTCTAACTATCTCTGGAGTATGAATCCTGCGAGGTTTAATTACCGCACGAGGAAGAATTGGATTACCTTTTTCATCATGTGGATATACATTATCAGTACATCCCTTGGTTGCAGGGCCACTTAACCCTTGTGTATCAATCTTGTCCATAACTATCCTGTTTTTTAAAAAAATCACCCAGAGATGATTGCAATTGACCTTCATTTTCTTTAGGGTCAAGTTTATTATACCCCTTTACTTTCTTCCACTCATTATAGAGTGCTTGCAGTATCCACGATTGAGACAGACTCTTAGGCCCGTTCTCAAGTAATTCGAGATGCTTTTCGTTACTGGTGTAACTTTTGTACTCTTCTCTCCAATTGGAGTCATCATAAGGTTTGTTCATAGGTAAAGGTCTTTCCTTTAATTTTTGTATCACCATCTGGTGAGGTTCTACCAGGTTTCATCGTTCCTGCGGTAAATCTTTTAACATTTTTACCTGCTGATTTGCCGAGTCCACCTTTTCTCGTTGCACTAACAGTGCCAGTCTTCTTCGTCTGAGTAAGAACTGCATCTTGTCCATACTTTTTGCCAAGTGCTTTTACTGCTTTCTTAAACTTCCTCTTACCTTTTTTACCAGAAGTAACTACATGACTTCTCTCTTTAACCTTTGTGGTTTTACCAGTCTTATCATCCTTCTCATCCCATCTTCCAGATACCTTAGTAGCACCAGGTAAACCCTTACCCTTTATATCACGATCTAATTGTTTTGCTCTTGCTTTATTTTCCTTAGAAGACTTGTCACCACGACTTCCTGAGATGATTGCCATCCCACCCTTATCAGACTTAGATTTGATTCTAGAGAGACTGCTCTCCTGCATAAACTCTTTATAGGTCTTCATTCCTCTATAGGTCCGTAATTAGGATCAACTTGTAAGAACATATTAGCATCAAAATCTGGATTCGCAGGTAGGAATTCATCCAAATCAACCCAATTCTCACACTTCTGACATACTGCAACAGGTTGAGTAGTTCCAGTTCTTCCAGAAGTTCCACATTTATATCCACCAATACATCCCTGAACCTTACCATCCTTACATCTGAATGCAGAACCATCTCTTGTCCATTCAGGAAACTCCATTCCAGAAGCAAGAGCAGCACCACCTAATTGTTTGGTTGACTCACCTCCACCAAGAGTACTGATAAGTCCTCCACCAACTATTCCTACAGCCACCGCAATAGCTAATTTAATCTTATTGTTCATTTTGCTATAGTATCTGTCTTATTTATTCTTCTTCCTCTTCCAATAGATACTCATATTGCTTAAATGTAATCCCTTTCTTTACTAAAAGGATCATCTTTGCTTTCGTCATTTCCTCACTATAGAAAACAACTGGTTGTTCTTGTAGTCCTGAATCTCCACTCATTAGTCTTTCTCCTCTACTACTGCTTTATAATATTCAAGTCTTCTGCTTAAAATAAGAACTTTCTTTTCAAGTTCTTCGTTTTCTTTTTCTAATTGTTCGATGTGTTCTTCGTATACAATGTACATAATTTTAAAG